TTGGATTGAGTCACCATTTTTCAACCAACTATTAGAAAAATCAGATTTAACTGATAAACAAAAAGAAGATTGTAAATTTTACAATGAAAATGGTTACCTTGTTATAGATTTAGAATTAACTGATGATGAGATTTCACCAATAGTTAATGACATGTATAATGCATTGGACGATGAAAAAACAAAATATCATGCTGACCATTTTCAATACACAGAAAGTAAAAGAGTTTTTGAATATTGGAGAAATAGTGACTCAATTGCTAATTTAACAATTCACCCTAATATTATTAATACCCTTAGTTATTTATATGGAAAAACACCATTCCCATTTTCAACAATTAATTTTGTTAAAGGTAGTAATCAACCACTTCATAGCGATACAATACATTTTCACACAATACCTCACCTTTGGATGGTTGGTGTATGGATTGCGTTTGAAGATGTTGACGAAACTAATGGTACTTTAAGAATTGTACCAGGAAGTCATAAATGGCCAGTATATGAATATCACAATCTTAATTTACCACACCCTGATACCATTGAAAATGGTGAGGCTCACAATTATAAAATATATGAAGATTTTTTAGTTGAGTTAATAAAAAGTAAAAACGCTTCTGAAAAAAATATAAAATTAAAAAAAGGTCAGGCGTTAATATGGGCTGCTAATATGCTACACGGAGGTTGTAATGTTGAAGGTGTAACAGATTTAAATAAAACAAGATTAACTCAAGCAAACCACTACTTTTTTGAGGGGTGTTCTAAGCACTACCACCCAATGTTTTCAAGACCATTAGACGGACAATATGCACTTAAATGGTGTAACGATGACAATAACATTAAAACTTACTTAAATAATAAAAAATGAACTTTGAGGTAGTTTCAACTTTTGAAAATAAAATTTCGGAATTTTTTGGTGCTTCGTATGCTGTTGCGGTTGATAGTTGTACACACGGATTAGAATTATGTTTAAGACACACCAACGAAACCAAAATTAATGTACCTAAAAGAACTTATTTATCAGTACCATTTTTAGCTGAAAAAATTGGTTTAAAAAGAGAATGGAGAGATGATGATTGGGAAAAATATTATACCATAAATTATGGTGATAAAAGAATTATAGATGCCGCTGTATTATGGGAAAAAAATAGTTATATTCCTAATACCTTTATGTGTATTAGTTTCCAATATCAAAAACATCTTTCATTGGGTAGAGGTGGTGTAATTTTAATTGATAATGAATCTGATTATATTTCATTGAAAAAAATGTCTTATGATGGAAGATTACCAAATATACCTTGGCGAGACCAAGACATTGACACAGTTGGTTTTCACTATTACATGACACCAGAAACAGCACAATTAGGATTGGATAAACTACAGACGGCAATAGATACACCACCAAGACAATGGGTGGTTACTGATTGGCCAGATTTAACAGAAATGCAAATCTTTAAAAAATAATATGAAAAAAGCGTTTATAACAGGTATCAACGGTCAGGACGGTTCATACTTGTCAGAATATTTATTATCCTTAGGATATGAAGTTCATGGTATTGTCAGAAGAAATTCCGTACCAGAACATCAACAAAGTCGTATTGAAACCATAAAAGATAGAATGCACGTTTACTATGGTGACGTATTGGACCAAACAAATTTACAAAAATTATTAGATAAAATACAACCAGATGAGATTTATAACTTGGCGGCACAAAGCCACGTTAGAATTAGTTTTGATATTCCTGAATTTACATTACAAACAAATTCAAGTGGTGTTTTAAATATATTAGAGGCGTATAGAAGAAGTTGCCCAACCGCAAAATTTTATCAAGCGTCATCATCTGAAATGTTTGGTAATTCAGTGGATAATGATGGGTTCCAAAGAGAAACAACACCTATGACACCAGTGTCGCCATATGGATGTTCTAAATTGTGTGGATATTCATTAGTTAGAAACTATAGAAGAGCCTATGGGTTACATGCTGTTAATGGAATATTATTTAATCACGAATCACCAAGACGAGGTTCAAATTTTATTACAAATAAAGTTGTTAAAACTGCTGTTGAAATTAAACACGGTATTAAAGATAAGTTAGTTGTTGGTAATATGGACTCGTACCGAGATTGGGGTCATTCTAAAGATTATGTCAGAGCGATGCACTCAATGTTAAACCACCATACCCCTGACGATTTTGTTGTTTCAACAATGGTGACACATTCTGTTAGAGAAATGATTGATTATGTTTTTACAAAATTAGGTTTGGATTATACAAAATATGTAATTCAAGACCAAGAATTTATGAGACCCGAAGAATTAAAATACCTTAAAGGTGACTCAACTAAAATGAGAAAAGAATTTGGGTGGGAACCTGAATATTCATTTGAATCTTTAATGGATGAAATGATTGAACATTGGGAAGAACAAATTAGAATTAATAATATTATTGATAAACACTCAAAAAATAGTGAAAATTAAAATTGTTTTTTATTCACATACAATTGATTACGCTGGTACTTGGAGGTCCCACGAACAAATATTACTTAATTTAAATAAAAACATATTTCAACCATATGTGTTGTATAATCAAAATGTTAATCACAATAGATTAAATTTTGTTATAGAAAATTTAGGTAATGAATATGTAATTCCATTTTCAGCATCAACTGAAAAGACAGGTCCTGATTTGGGATATTCTTTTATATCAACCAATTTTGAAGAAAAATTATTAGATATTAATCCTGACATAATTCATTACGCACGAAGTGGATACTACGAATGGCCGTTCACAAAAAGATTATCCCCTATCCAAATTGAAACGAACATTTTTGGGTTTAAAGATTCAACACCTTTTTTAGATTATTCCATTGCAATTTCAAATACAATTAAAAATATTAGGGGTGGAGCAAATGAAGTAATTTACAACCCAATACCAAAACCAATTAATAATAATGAAAATTTAAAGAAAGAGTTAAACATTTCTGAAAATACATTTGTCTTAGGTCGTATTGGAAGACCCGATAATTTTACACCTATTTCAATAGAATGTGCTAAAATTATGAAAGAATCTAAAATTGATTTTAAATACATTATTATAGGGGCTTGTGATTTAATTAAGAACAAAATTAAAGAACTTGATTTGGAAGATTTTTTTATACTTTTAGATACCACTAATGATGATAATTTAATACATAAATTTTACAACACCATTGATGTGTTTGCACATTATAGAAGTGATGGTGAAACATTTGGGGTGTCAATCGCCCAATCAATGACTTATGGAAAACCAGTTGTTTCACATATTGCTGGGTCAAATGGACAATCGGAAATAATTGGGGATTCAGGATTTGTTGTTAAAAATTCTATGGAGTATTTTCTTTCGATATTAAAATTAATAAAAGATAAAAATCTATATAAAAATTTATCAGATTTGTCTATTAAAAACAGTGAACAATTCCAAATACAAAATATTATACCTAAAATTGAATCAACTTATTTAAGTTTATTAAAGAAATGAAAATATTAATTATACAAGAAAACGGAAGACATCTTGAAAATAGAGAATTTAGAGAGTGTTTTAATTTACAACGAGCCTTATTGAGAAAAAATGTGGATACAATTGTTTGGGGTTTAGGACATGATAATTTTAATACTTCTTTCCAACAAATAATAAAAGATATTGATGTTATAATTCTTTTGGAAAACTATGAATCAAATGGATGGTTACCTGACTTAAGTAATATTAATAAATTAAAAATATTTTGGAGTATTGATTCACACATGGTGTTAATGAACCATATTACAACTGTTGTAAAAAATAAAATAGATATTGTTCTTAATGCTATTGAGTCACATCAAAACTACTTTAAAACTTCAAAAACTTTTTACTTTCCAAATGCTTACCCATCTGATTTAATATCACCAATTGACGGGATTGATAAAAATACATTTTTAGGATTTTGTGGTTCATTGTTAAACCGTTCTGAAATATTAGATAAGTTAGAAAATAAATTTGGATTAAAAAAAGATATTTGGAAATTAGGCAATGAAATGATTAAAACAATAAATGGTTATAAAATACATTTTAATAAGACATTATCTAATGATATTAATTATAGAATTTTTGAAACTATGGGTTGTAATACTTTGATATTAACAAACCATACCGAAAATATTAATACATTTTTTAATGACATGGAGAACATTGTCATTTACAACAATGAAACTGAATTGTTTGAAAAATTAAATATATTATTATCAGATAATGATTTAATAAAGAAGATTAGTAATTCAGGATATAAATTAGTTAAAAACAATCACACATATGATAATCGTGCCGATGTTTTACTTAAAATAATTAGTGATTACATTTAATTTTAAATTATGGATAATAAAAAACCGAGAAGAAACTCTACAGTATTTGTTGAGGACTCAAACCAACAACACAAGAGTAAAAAAGAAATTATTAGTACTTTAATTAAGAAAAAAACAAAAGATAAATTTTTGTCAGATAGTCAAAAAGAGTATTATGAAATACTACAAAACAATCAAATAACAATTTGTTCAGGTCCGGCAGGTGTAGGTAAATCATATATTGCAATGAAAGCGGCTGTTGATTTATTAGCCGACCCCAACAATTCTTACGAAAAATTAATTATTGTAAGACCCGCTGTTGAAGCTGAAGAAAAACTTGGTTCACTACCTGGTAATGTTGAAGAAAAATTAGACCCTTATATTTTCCCATCTTACTATCTTTTAAATAAAATTATTGGAAAAGATATTAGGGAAAAATTAAAAAATATGGAAATTATTGAGGTTTTTGCTTTGGCGTATATGAGAGGTATGAACATTGATAACTCAATTCTTATTTTTGAAGAAGCTCAAAACTGTACACCAAAACAAATGAAACTTCTTTTAACAAGAATTGGATTTAACAGTAAATTTTTTATATCGGGTGATTTAGAACAAACTGACCGATACAAAGACAAAACACATTCAGGATTATGGGATGCTTTAGAAAAGTTTAAAAACATTGATGATATTGGAACTTTTACATTTAAAGATTCTGACATTGTTAGAAATGCGATAATTACAAAAATATTAAAAAAATACGAAGATGAAGTTCGCTTTTGATACTGATGAAGTTTTAAGAGACACAATCTCTAAAATGAAGGCAACTTATGAAAAATTTTTTATTGAGGATTATGTTTCTGAAGAAGGTGAGGAAGAGTTTGAATATAAAATAATTGAACCTATTACATCACACAAATTTTCAGAACATTTTTTATTTCCATCCGACGGTGATTATATAAATTTTATGTATTTGGATTTCCCTATGAATATTTTTGGACATTCACCGTCAATTTCTGCAAATACGTTTAATATTTTTTCAGAAATTCAAAAAACAGTTTTATCTAAACGAGATAAATTAAGTGTTATTGGAATGGGAGTTGCAAAAATAAAACCAGCATCTTTATTTTTTTATTCAAAATATGGAATGGAGGCTGACAACATACAATTTTATAATAAAAAAACAATAAAGAAAATTTGGTCTAAGTTTGATGTTATTGTTACTGCAAATCCCGACCTACTTGAAATTAAACCTAAAAATAAAATTTCAATTAAAATTAACACAGAATATAATAAAAATTATCAGTCAGATTTTTCAATAGATTCTATTGAAGGTTTTACTTCGGTATATAATCAATTAAAATTAAAACATGCTTAACATATTAGGACAACAATATTACATTGATTTTCAAAAAATTGAAGATTTAATTGCAATCCAACAAACAAACACAGGTGATACTGAACAAAATATTAGTATCGTTAAATTTGAGTTAATAAAAACAATGTTAGATGTTGTCTTTTCAGAATCGGGAGATATTGATGAAAAGATGGGTTTAAAAGGAAGTAATGATTTAACTATTCCTTTTAAAATTGCATTCAACACATTATTAAGATACGGAATAATAGAAACACTATGAATACAGAACTTATAACAAAATTAGAACTATCCATTGGTAATCTAAAAGAAAAAAAATCTAGAATATATTTTTTAGTTCAGGATACTAAAGGAAACGCAAAAGCCTCAATTAGAGTGACTTATGAAATGGCTTACCATTTGTTTGAAAATGGTTACAACGCAATTATTATGCATGAACAAAGTGACTATAAAGGTGTGTCATCTTGGTTAGATGAGAAATATATGTCATTACCACATAAACCAATTGAAGGTCAAAATTTAGAAATTTCACCTGAAGATTTTATGGTAATACCTGAACTATATGGTCACGTAATGGAACAAGTTTCAAAATTCCCTTGTGGTAAAATTGTACTTTGTCAATCATATGATTATATAATGGAAACACTAAGTCCTGGTACTTCTTGGTCACAATATGGTTTTTTAAAATGTATTACAACTAGCGAAGAACAAAAACAGCACTTGGAAAAAATAATGAAGAATGTTTCATTTGACATTATTAAACCAACAATTTCAAGTTCTTTTGAAAAGAAGTCGGTACCAGCTAAACCAATTGTTTCAGTGCATACCAGAGACCAAAGAGATACTATGAAATTAATTAAAACCTTTTATTTAAAATACCCACAATTTAGATGGATTACTTTTAGAGACATGAGAGGTTTGAGTGAATGGGAGTTTGCGTCAATATTAAAAGATTCATTTGTGTCAGTATGGATTGATGATGTATCGGGTTTAGGAACTTATCCGTTAGAATCTATGAAAACAGGAACACCCGTTATTGGTAAAATACCTAATTTAAAACCTGAATGGATGACTGAACACAATGGTATTTGGACAAATGATACAATTAATATGTCAGATATATTAGCTGAGTTCACACAAAATTGGCTTGAGGATAATATTTCTGAAAAATTGTATGAGTCAGGTAATGAAACCGCTGAAAAATATACAAACACGGATGATTTTAAATCAAATGTTTTGGAACGTTTTTCATCGTATATAAACACGAGATTAAATAATTTTGAATCTCAATTAGAAAAATTAAAAACAAATTAATTATGGAAAATAAAGTAGATATTTCAGTTATATTACCAATTGCATCGTCTTTTGGAAAAGATTTTGATATTCTTTTTGAAAAGGCTATTGACTCAATTAAAAAACAACAAATTGCAATTAATGAATTAATTATTGTACATTCAGATGAAGAATCATTGTGTAATAAATTAAATTCATTTGATTTTGGTGATTTAAATGTTGTTAAAGTTTTAAACTCATCAGACCATACCGATTACGCAACTCAAATAAATCTTGGTATTCAAAACGCTAAATCAAATTGGGTTAGTTTTTTTGAACATGATGATGAATATTCATTTATTTGGTTTAAAAACGTAAACGACTATATCAAATATCATCCCGAGTGTGATGGGTTTTTACCAATTGTTGTTGATGTTGATGAGACAGATGTGTTTGCGGGTTATACAAATGAAGCAACATTCGCGGCTTCTTTTAACACAGAAATTGGTATTTTGACAAACGATTTATTAAACCAATATCAAAATTTTCAAACTAGTGGTATGGTTGTTAAAAAATCAATCTTAGATAATTTTGGTGGGTTTAAAAAATCAATGAAATTAACATTTGTTTACGAGTTTCTACTTAGATTGACGTATAATTCTGCTAGAATTATGACAATACCAAGATTAGGATACAAACATGTTAACATGAGGGAATCATCAATTTTTTGGAGTTATAAAAATGGGAATAATACCCTCACAGATAATGAAGTAAAATTTTGGATTGACACCGCAAAAAAAGAATACTTTTTTACTAATGACCGTGACATAAAATACGAAGAAACCAATAGTTAATGTTAACTGCCGAAGCAATTCAAAGCGGAACCACAGAATCCGTAGACGAAAAAAGTAGTAAAAAAGTTAAGTCAGTTAATTATTTTGACGTAAGGGAAGAAACTGCTGTTGTTATGTTTTTGCAGGCGGAAACAACGAAAGAAAGAAATGAAATTTATAATGAGTTTCTCAAAAAACCAATAGAAAAAATGGTTTCTTCTATTATTAGAAGATACAAACTTTATAGAAAGGACATGTCATTTGATGAAATATTAAATGATACCCATTCTTTTTTAATCACAAAATCAGACAAATTTATACCAGATAAGAATAAGAAAGCTTATTCTTATTTTGGTACTATTTGTAAAAACTATTTGATGGGTCAAATTATAAAAGACCAAAAAGATACAAATAGAAAAGTATCTTATGAAGATATTTCATCAAGTTTAGAGGAAAGACCTGATTTGGTTTATTATATTGAAAATGATGTTGTTGAAAGTGATAAAATTATATTGGATTATATTAAACAACTAAAAACTTTTATTGATGTATCATCGTTAAATGAAAATGAAGTAAAACTAGGGTATGCTCTTTTAGAACTATTTGAAAATTACGATTCAATTTTTATTGGCAATGATAATAAAAAATTTAACAAGAATTTAGTACTAATGTCTATTCGTGAAATGACAAATCTTTCAACAAAAGAAATTAGATTAAGTATGAAAAAATATAAGAAATTATATTTTGACTTTGTTAAAAGCATTGATAACAGATAAAATCCGTTATTAAATATTTATTAGTATGTCTAGACCTAAGAAAAAAGAAATATCTTTAAACAAAGAATCTGTATTATCTTTAATGCAAGAAATATACAATGAACTTGTTGAACAAAGAGCAACCGCATTAAGGATACAAAACAAAATGTTGGCATTAATGAAGGATGCTTCGGATATGGCGGTAATAGGTCCAATTATCAAGGAACAACAAAAAATTATTAATGACACCGTTGAGAAAAAATTAACATTATCAAAATTACAATCTACAGTTTGGGAAAAATCACAACAAAAAAACAACGAAGAAAATTTCTCAATGTCAGACTTAGATGATGCATTAATCCAAGATTTACTTAAAAAAGACATATCAGACGAAGGTTCAGGTGGATATAAACTTAATAAATAATTTAATGTTATGGCAGATGAAACACCTTCCGAAGGGCACAAAAAAGTTAGGAAAAAAATTAGTGTCTACCAAACTGCGGTAGATATTAATAAAAAACAAAAAGAAATTAAAAAAAATGTTGAGACGGGTAATGCCGATGTCAATACTGTTACTGAACAATACGAAGGTAAGTTTAAAGACAAATTAGAATCTTATACTCAAAAGGCTAAGGACAAACCAAAACAATTTAAAGAGGCAGCTAAAAATCAATTATCACAATTAATTGAGACATTTAAAATGTCAGCATCTAATGGTGAAGATGCTGGTGCAAATTCTGAAACTGAAACCGTTGATGTACAAAAATTAAAAAAAGAAGTTGCCCAAAATGAAACGTTATTGGTAAAGGCGAAAAAAGATAATAACACGGGTAATGTTAAAATATATCAAGACAAAATTGACGAGTTAAATAAGGAAATTAACAAGGCAAATTTCAGTCAACTTAAAACTGATACCGCAAAAAATGCGACAGAAGCGTTAAGAAATACATTTATTCAAACTGTTAACCGAACAAAAGAAAGAATTCAAGAAGTATTAAGTCAAGAAGCCGTTTCAGCGTTAGGGTGTTCACAAGAACAAAAATACAATAATACATCATTATACATTAAAGTTTTGAGTATTGATGTGTTTGGCAAAACATTACAAAACAACCCAAACACATCACCAGGTCAATACATTTATGAAGTTAAACCATTTTCACCAAGACAACAACCTTTTTCATTTAACAGGGAATTATATAACCGATTACAAAATCCAGGAAAAAGTTATAAAGATGAATATGGAATAAATTTTTTGGGTGCAACCGCTCAAGAATTATTTAATATAACATATGTTAAAGACCCCACACCAATAGGTAAACCACAATTGTATGGTGACTATTATAAAGTGGATTTGTCACCAAGAGTTAGTGGCGAAAAGGTTGTTGATTTTTTAAATGATTATTACAACTCAATTGATATTTTAAACTTTAACGAACTTTATAGTAATGTTTTAAATTTATTAACGGGTGCCGTTTCAATGAAATTAAAAACGGGTGAAGATGATTTGAGAAAACAAACCGAATTTGAAAAAATATTACAAAGAATATTAGGATTGTGTTTTGACAATAGACAAGAAATTGATGTAAGTGGTTCAGGTAAACTTGACCCATTAGACCAAATTGATGATAGTTTTTTTGTTCTAAGTCCAAGAGAAATGGTTGAGGTTGAAAACAAAGTTAAAAACATTTTAGAAAATGTAATACAATATAGGGATTGTGGTACTTTAATATTACCTGTTGATGTTGATGCAAATTTATCATTGTTAGATAAGTTATTAAATCCTGATTTAGACGCCGCAAACGCTGATAGAATTGCACAAGATTTATTAAATGAATTGGCCAAAAATCCTGATTGGAAACTTAGGATACCAAATAGTGTTGACTTAGGTATTACAATTAATACTGAATTCTTAAATTTAATTCCAATTGCAATTACCAACTCACTACTATCACCAAAACATTTGTTTCCGTTAATGGTAATGGGTAAAGCTCTTCAAAATGAATACATTGATAATATTGAAGATTTACAAGATTTTATTCGTGAATTTAAAAGATTCATTGTGAATTTAACATCTAAAATATCCGCAATTTTTGTTGAAGAATTGGTAAAACAAATTCGTAAAAATATTAAAGATTTGATGCAATCAATAGTTCAACAAACCACAAATGAATTATTAAATAAAAAAGCTAAAATAGTATTAGCAAGTATTAATTTGGCGTTAAACTTGGCTGCGGCAATTGAGGACTATAGGAGATGTAAAAGTATTATTGATGAGTTACAGAGAATGCTACAATTAGCATCGTCTATTAGAAACTTAACAGGTGGGGGCGTTCCACCATTGATAAACTATTTGGCAAATCTAAAACCCGGAATGTCAGCAACATCTTTGTTAACAAGATTTATTGAAAAATTAGAGGATTCGGGTGTACCGACTGGTGATTTACCTGACGGAAGCCCAAATTTAGGTGTTGTTATTCAACAAGGATTTAATCAGTCACTTATGGATGAAATTGCTGAAAATGGTAAAACTGAAGTGACAATAACAGGTATTGAAGTTGGTGATTTATCATTAAAAGGATTTACCAAAGTATCGGGAAATGTATTATAATGGAACCTAATAAAATTAAAGAAATAATTAACGACCCTAAAAATCAATCAAATATTGATTTAATGGAATGTATGGATTTTTTATCTAATGAACATGAAGAATTAAAAAATACAATTTTAAAATTAACATATCATTTAGATGAAGTTGAATTTTCATACAATAAAATTTTAGAAGAATTTAAAAATAGAACCAAATAATGGATGATGTAAGACACCACTCCTCGTTACCCAAAAAGTATACACAAGTTGTTAACTACGGAAAGGTAATTAGCAACAATGACCCAATGAATTTAGGTAGGATTAGGGTGGAACCAGTTGCTTGGCAAAATGAGGACCAATATACAGCATTTAAGGACCCATTTGGTAAAACACTTACTGAAAAAAGTTTTTGGACAATAAACGACCCATTTGTCTATATGCCGTTACTACCATTGTTTATTTATCAAGTTCCAAAGGTAGGTGAATATGTACACGTAATATACTATAATACTGAATTACAAGATAGGAATAAGTTTTACATTCAAGGAAATTTTTCAAACCCAAATAATACCAAATTTGAACCTTATGATTCATCTTTAGCATTTACAGCAAAAGGTGAAAGAAACTCATTACCAAATAACATTAGAACCAATAATGGTGAATATATTAATGTTGACCAAATTGGTTTATATCCTGATGTTAATACAATAGGTTTATTAGGTAGATATAATTCTGATATTTTTTTACCTGAAAATGGTGTCGCTTTAAGAGCGAATACAATATTAGATGGTTCGGACCAATTAAATCCCACCTTTAATAAAAAGCACAGTTCAATATCACTACAAAAATACGAAACAAGAAATGTTGATAATGGTACCAGTACTTACTTTGAAAACAACAAGGTGGTGCAACCTGTTAAATATTTAATTGAGTATAACGTATATGGTGGTATTGGTACATTGGTAGGTAGATATTCCGCAAATGCATTTGTGTATAAGATTTCTGAATACCAACCCGTTTACACAAATAGTGTTGACAAAGGATGGTATGAATTTCCTGAAATATCTAAGATTGGTCCAATATATAAGGAAGATTATACATTCAAAACTTTTGATGAAATTGTTACAGGTATTAATAATTTAATTCAAAAAGTTAATAGTGGTAAATTTTTAGTTGGTAATACATTAATCACGGATATTTTTCCATTTGTTTTCCAACCTGAAAAACCATTATATGACAAATATTCATTAAATAATGTTAGTGATGTTAGTGAAGCAATAAATGCACAAAGATTTATATCTGCAGTTCATTTAAATAAAACAGACGCCAACGTTGGGTTTGGATTAGTTTGTAAACAAGGTGAATTAGGTCCGTTAACAGAACTTACATCATTTGAAATTGAAAATATAACTGCGGAACCAAATCCAATAACATACGGTATTAATGTTTCAGATATTTCATTTTTGTTATCTCACGATTCACAAATTCCGGGTACAAATAAGATTGATTTTGATACTGCTGATTTCTCAGGTAATACTTTATCACAAAAATTTATTGAAGAATCAATTCTACCAAATACCAATTCAATGGTAAGAGGAGAACAGCTTTTAAACTTAATTGAATTAATAGTAAAGTACTTAATTACACACGTTCACCCCTATCATGGAATGGCTCCAAATTCTGTTGGATTGGATGGAACCCAATCACAAAAAATACTTGCAGAATTATTTAATGCAACTGAAACCATATTAAACAAAAACTTACGAATTAACTGATATTTATTTATAATGTCAGTACACAAATCGTATTTAAGCAAAAACAACACTATTATTTACAATAGTACAACAAACACAGGACTAAATCCTGTGACTGAACTATTTTTTGGTAGAGCCGATAACGTATTATCAACACCAGGATACTCAAGATTTATTTTTGATATTGACTTAAGTCAATTACAACAAAAAGTAAGTGATGGTGTGGTCTATACAGGTAGCCCAATGACTCACAAATTAAAAATGACAAATACAATCATGTTTAATTATGAGTTATTAAATACAACAACATCCGATAACAGAATAAGGGCGACAGCATTTGACTTAAGGGTTTTTGATATTCCTAAATTAAATTACACAGGAAGTTCTCAGACTTGGGACGAAGGTGTTGGATATGATTATTATAATAATAATACCCAAAACACATCAAACTCAAGTTTAACATCAAGAAACTATAGGGATAATGATAAATCATATTCAAATAGACCCTCAAATTGGTACGGTAGAGACCTTATAAATAATTGGAGTACACCTGGTATATATAACAATGATAATAGTGGTACAGGGACAACTATAAATTATTCAGGATTAACTCAAAGAGGTTTACAACATTTTGAATTTGGTAATGAAAATCTTGAAATTGATATTTCGACAGTAATTAATAGTATTATAACGGGTAACACCACAACAACAGGTTTTATTTTAGCCTTTTCACCTCAATTAGAAAATTTAACAGGTTTAACTGAAAATTATTCTGTTGGTTTCTTTACAAGACACACACAAACTTTCTATGAACCTTATTTGGAAACCACTTATGATGATTTAATTCTTGATGATAGAACAGCATTCTTTGAGAATAAAGTAAATAAGTTATATCTATATTCGTATATTAACGGAACACCAACCAATTTTGATTTTAACCCTAAAGTTAACATTGAGGATTCAAATGGTAATTTAATACCATCGTTAACAGGTTTAACAACCGTAAGACGTACTGAAGGTGTATATGAATGTACAGTACCCGCATTGACGGGATACTCAACACCATGTCAATTTAGTGATATTTGGAGTGGTGTAACAGTCAATGGTGTATCTTTAGGAAATATTACAAATGACATTATATTAAGACCGTCATCTGAATATTATCAAATTGGTCCATTGGCTAAAGACCCTGTTTTATATGGTTTTGAATTTTCAGGTATAAAACAAGATGAAAAAATATTAAATACTGATACACGTAAAGTTGTTGTTACAATAAAACAAGCTTACACATCAAATGTAATATATCCAAACTTTAAAGCGTATTACAGATTATATGTTAAAGAAGGTACCACAGAGGTTATTGTCCAAGATTGGACAAGAATAAATCAAACACCAAATGAATATTACTTTATCTTTGACACTAAAGATAAAATCCCTAATGAATATTATGTTGACATCAAGGTGTTAACTTCAGGTGAAGTAGATACTTATAAAAGACAATTAAAATTCCAAATAGTTAACCAAAAATGAAAAATATAAATGAATTAGATGTTGCCAGTATATTAAAAAACTTAGCTGGTGACACCGCAAGAAACGTATTAACAAGTATTCCAGGTATAGGTACCGCAGTAGGTATTGGTGCATCTGTGAAAAATTACAGTGAATTAAACGACGATTTAGACAAGTATAAGGAACTAAAAGCCTCTATAGTAAACGACGAAGACATCCAAGCGGATACTTTAAAACAATTACTTGATGTTCAAGACGAATTAGAAGTTGATTTTATTGATTTATTACAATCAATCGTTGGTATTGCGAGTATTCCCGGATTAGGATTTATAACACAAGGTTTAGGACCCTTATTAGTTAAACTAAGTATTGAAGAGATACTTGAAAAAATTAGTAGTATTATACCAATTGGTAAAGATGCTGAGAAATCAATGATTCCGTATTTGTCGGCAATCAAAGACATTGAGGATTTAAAAATAAAGGCTGAAGAACTTGAACCTCTTTCAAAAGATGCTGATGAGTTTATGGACCAAATGTTGGAAAGAAAAAATTTAGAAGAGGGTAGAAAAAAAACAGGAACTAAATTATGTGCACGTGGAAAAGCTGCTGCTAAAGCAAAATTTGATGTTTATCCATCAGCGTATGCTAATGGATACGCAGTACAGGTCTGTCAAGGTCGTATAAAGGGATTAGATGGAAAGAAAAGGTCCTCAGGGGCATATTCATAACAAAATAAAAAAAAGGGGTTTTAAGACCCCTTTTTTAATGAATATAGAATTGTGTTAACCCATTGTTTGGTTTTGTCACCTCCGAGCAATAAATAATTTACATCAGCAATTTCTGACTCATTTAAAACATTTTTGTTTAATGATTTATGAAGCTCTGTAATCATTTTTTCGGTAAATGGAACTCTGTTGTACAAATTTTTAATTACGGTTAAATTTTCGTTGACACCTTTTTTTTTCATCTCGTATAAAATTTTACCAGCTAATTTTGATAAAGCAATCGGTGGTAAATAATTAACAGATTCTTTTGTTGTTTTGTAAGACGAGTAAACAGGTTTTTGTCCTTTACCTGTTTGTGTATCTGCTTTCTCCGCCTTTCTTTTCTTAGCACAAGCGGCTCTTTTCTGAGCGTCACTCATACTAGCTGCAACACCTTTGGCCCTACATTTAGGATATGACTTTGAGTCAGCATCTGGTCTTCCACAAGGAGGGTGTCCACCACCTTCTTTTTTTCTACATATATTAACCCAAGGACCAGCGGGTTGTTTAGAACCTTTAGGTTTTTTCTTAGTTCCAAACCAAACCGCCAAGTCTTCAGTAATATTTGTATTGGGCTCAAATAAAACTTTTTTATACTCATTAAGAATATCTTGAATTATTACTTTATTATCCATCATTTTTTTACGATTATTATATATAAATATCTTACTATGATTAATAACAACACAAAACTATTTGATTTTTTACAATATAACTCAAATGACGAGCTTGAAAAAATAATTAATTCTATAGAAAAGGAACAATCTTTATTCTATTTAATACAATCTGTAAAATCAGCATATAAACGAGGTTGTTTTACATTAGAAGAATCTGAAATTATTTCAAAATCATTACGTGTTTTAAGTACACCCGATAAAAAAGAAGAGGCATAAAAAAAGGGACAATTTCTCGTCCCTTTTTTATTTCATTTAGAAAAGATTATCTCAATTCTCTTAAGTCAAATGTTCTAACACCATCAACTGTGATTTTACCGTAGAAACGGTTGTTCACCATCTTCTTAGCGTATCTTGTCATGATACCTTTGATAGGTGTGAAGTTGAATGGGTTATACATTGTTGGAGTCAATTGTAATGGTACGTATGGTGCGTACACATAACCTGTGTCTAACAATGAGTTACCTTTATGACCAATCAATACTGTGTTTGGTGGGAAATAAGGGTCTCTGTAAACTTGGTATCTACCAGCCAAAGTTCCAACTCTTTCAATACCCATGTTATATTGGTCTTGCTCAGGAGCTGCGTTTGATACGTGGAAGTATTCCAAATCATCAAAGATTGCACTGATTTCAGAAGAAACAACAATCCAGTTAGCACCACCTCTCAATGTTGATTTGTGGATTTGAGCTGAAAGTTGGTTGATTGCAGTAATCAATGTTTGGTTCCAATCTTTTTGAGTGTATTGTGTTAATGGATTTGAAGTAGTACCTCTCTTCCAACCGTTGTAATCCCATCTTAAAGTCCATGCTGCGCCTTTTCTCAAATCTCTCAAGATTTCTCTATCAATTTCAGCCGCAACTTGCTCAGACAATAAAGCTGTTAATTCAGCTTCTGCGTCAATGTTGTGGAATGCTGCAACGTCTTGTGCTAATTCAGGAGACCATTGTGCTCTCAATTTTCTTTCAGTTACAGAAACTGTTACTGATTCCAAATCAAAAGAAACTTCACCGATTTCATCTTCAAATTCTAAGTTCTTATATGCTCTATAAGTACATTTGAATGCTTGGTTGTATGGTGTAGTTGCTGGGTGTGCTTGAGTTGTGAAACCTGAGTAACCGTCCATTGAGTTTGAACCCACTGAACATGGAACTTGTGTATCAACCTCTAAGTAAATAACACCGTCAGCAGTACAAATGTCATCATATTGACCACCGTTACCATATGGCCAAGAAGCTGTTGCTTGTGAACCATACTGAACAATACCTTTTCCGTATTTTTGAGTTACAACTCTGAATAACAAAGGACCTGTACCTAAGCTAGTTGTTAATGAAGTACCTGAGAAACCGTTACCACTTGCGTTAGTAACAACTCTTACTTCTAAACCACTTAAGAAAGCTTCTGAATCTTGTTCGTTACCATCAGGACCAACTAATTTACCTTGACCTGCTGATTGGAAACCAGAAAGAGCGATAATAACTTTTCTGTATTCCTGACTTGCAGTGTACGCAGATTGTTGTAAGTTAGCACCGTTCCAAGCTTGTGTAGAAGCTGTGATAGTTACAGCACTGAATGTACCTTTAGAGTAATCAAATAACCCTGGAGGGTCTAATGCCGCTTCGTTACCTTCGTAGAATCTGTCATACAAATTCTTGTCGTTTGCTCCATAACCAGCGTTTGTTGTTGATGGTCCATCTGGTGCTCCGAAAGGTGCGAAGTGTGTACCACCAGCAGTTGGGTCTTGACCCATGTCATAACCCTGAATTTTAGGTACGAAGTAGAACAATTTACCGATAGGTAAGTTCATAGCTTGTACAGATACGATGTCGTTAGCCAACAATTTAGAGAAAACTCTTCTTACGATTGGAAATACAACCGTTTCGAAAGAACCGTCTGATGCTGTGCTAGCAGCTTCGTTAATTAAGTGAGATGCTTGGTTTTCATAAAGTTGAGCGATGTTTTCTTTAACGTGTCCTCTCAAACCTTCCAAGAATCCTAATTTGTCCCATTTGTTAATAGTATCTTCTTTGATAACTTTAAGGTGCTTAAGACCGATGTTACCAACAAGACCTGATTCTAATAATGCTCCCATTTTTTAAAATATTTAGTTTGTTTTTAGTTTATTTTTATTTATTTATTCATTTTTGACATAAGGTCCTTCATTCTTAAGAATTGTGGATTTTCATATGTCTTACTTTCAACCAAATTAGTTGAACCTTTAGTTGGTGTTCTATCAATATTTTCAACGATAGATTCTTTAACCATTGGTTTACCAACTGAACCTAATTCATCTTTAATAGTTTGATAAAGATTTTTAGATTCTTTGATTGTTTCGACGTTGTCAAAACGTCTCATGATATTTATTTTTTCTGATTTTGTTGTAGTATGTTCAGTAAACAATCTTGTAGCGTAAGCCAAGTTAGAATTGAAAACAGCAACTTCATTTAATTTTTCTCTGAAAATATTTAATGCTTTTCTGTACTCCTCATTCTTAGCTCTTAAGTTTTCAACTTCTTCTTGTAAAGCAGAATTTGTAATAACCTTCATCTTTGGAAGACCTTTTCTTTTTGGAAAATTTCTACTTCCATTTCCGTAGGTTCTTGATGCTTCTTTTGTTTCAGTTTCTTTTGTTTCAACATCATCATGTTCACCTTCCTTAAATTCAACTTTCTTAGGACCTTTAAAGCTTTCTTTATGTTGTGACATATCTTCTTTAAAACCTTTCATGTTGACTTTACCTGTAGGTAATTCTGATTTAGCTTTTCCCATACCCAAACCTTTTGGTTTAACCATCATACTAGATTCCATTACTGTAGAGTCATCTTCATCAACATTATCATCTTCACCTAATTCAATTTCGTAAACAATTTCTTCGTCAACTGACTCATCAGTATCATCAGCGTCGTCATCATCTGACTCTTCTAATGATTCCATCATGTCTTCGTCTTGGAAAGTAATTTTGTCCACATCTAAATCTTCACCAGTTTTCTTAATGATAACTCCGTCATTATCGCCCATACCGTTAAGTACTGCCATAATTTCTTCCATAGATGCTCCCGTCATATCTAACGGTTCTAGTTCATCCTCATCATCTTCTAATCCCATGTCATCCATATTCATAGAATCTGAATCATCAGGCATTTCATCACCCATCATAGGTCCTTCAATGCCCATAGCATCCAATGAATCTTCATCTTCATCTTCAGCATACATTTCAGTCTCGTCAAGAGACTCTTTTACTAACTCTTCGATTTCTTCCTTCATTGTAGAAGCAAGTATTCCTTTTGCGTTTTCAGTGACAACGTGTTCCAAATTTTTCATTTGTAACAACGCTTCCTCAACTAATGATTTTTTTTCGCTCATTTTTGTATAATAAAATATTTTTTATTTACACTATAAATATGCCCTTAATCAAAAAAATCTTAAATGGTGACATAATAAAATAAAAAAAACCCGATTTCTCGGGTTTTAACTTACTCAAAAACTTCGTCAATTTTACTTTCACTGACTGCCGTTATTCGCCAATCGTGTTGAAATGATTTAAATTTCTCAGTTACTTTCGCTTCAACGTCTGTTACGCTGTAACCTTTAACTAATTTCTCTTCTCTAACTTTTTTGATTTTTCCTGAGTTTTCATCAATCAAGTCGTACTGAATTTTTGCTACAAAATATTTTTCGTCCATATTAATTATTTTATCTATATCCCAAAAAGTCGTTCAATTTTCCCATTAAGTCAAGCGATTTACTAATACCACCATCAATTCTTCCATTTTCTTTTGATTTTTTTTCTTCTTCAAGATTTTCATCGTATTTGTGACGGTCATCCTTATTAACAAATAGATATGCCCCTGGTGTAGATGGATTCATAACTAAGTCAAAACAAATCATTTCATAATCATTTTGAACTTCATTGTGTTCACCTTTTTTTGCTAAGGAACCAACACCACGTGAAGAAACCCCCATTGTAACACCTTGTCTCATTAAGTTTGCCGCAACATCACCCTTAGATGATACAATACCTCTTTCATGAAAACCTGGTGTTGTCAACAATCTTAGTTTACCTATAAGAACATTATCCTCCCACCATATATCATCAATAATGTGTGATACTCTGTCCAAATCAATCAAAGATGATTCAGGGTGGTTAAGTTCTGATGTTGCCAAACCTTTAGATATTGTTTGTTTATATTTTTCAGCTTCTCTTTTTAATATATTTTCAGGATATACACGACCATTTCTATTTGGTGTACCATACTTTTGTAATGTTGCGTAAAATACAAATGGTTTAGAGTGGTCTAATTGTGATTTTTGTTCATTAACAAAATCATTATCTACGGCATTTTTCATAGATATATGACCTGCATCATATTCTATCAATATTCCTTTACCTATTTCATTCGGTTTAAGTATCTTCATATTAAAATATTTATAGATAAATATTAGAATATCTCAAAGTTTTTACTTTTTAACTTACTTTTGGCATATTGGATGGTAAAATATTTTGATTTCTTTAATACATTGTCGTGAACTTCTTTTAATATATGGTTAAGTTCATTTGATAATTCGTCTGATTTGAATTCAAGATTTTCTTTAGTAAAAAATGTTATTTCAAGATTTAAAAAACTTGCTTTGTCAATTTTAATTCCACTTGTCCTTAAATCTAAATCAACAATACAATGTTCTTTGAATATTGATTTATTATAAATTTCTAAAACTTTATGTTTTATGTTACGAGATATTGTTCCAACCACTCTATCCCAATTATCTTTTTCTTGTGTTGGTTTGACCCATGTTTGTAATACTAAATAAATTGATTTTAATTCTGTCGCGTCCACACTACCGTAATAACACTTAGCATCTTGGAATAATTCCAATTTTGATGTTTTTCCTTTTTTCATTCTTTTTCATTTGTGAAATGTTTATTTGTTGTAGTGAAAATATAATAAAAAAATACTTATTAACAAATTTAAATTTATTTGTATATTTATATCAATAACACACATTTTTTATATGATAAAAATTATAATTGGAAAAGGTGAAAGTTTAGAAAAAGCTTTAAAACGTTACAAACACAAAGTTATCAAAACAAAACAAATTGAACATCTTCGTGCTAAACAAGAGTATTTGAAAAAATCAACTCTTAAAAGAGAACAAATAAAAAAGGCTAAGTACAAACAACAAATCGCCCAAAGTAACATTGACTAATATTTATTGGTAACAAAATACCAAGAATATGAAAAAATTTATTATGAATTTACTAGGAAACGGTTCTGACGTTTCATCAAAAAGATTCGCATCTTTATTTACATTATTAAACGTAATTGTCTTAACTTACATTGCAACACTTACATCTAAAGAAGGTATAACACCTGAATATATGTTTGATGCTCTTTGTTTAATTGCTGGTGGTGGATTAGGACTTACAGTTGTAGAAAAGATTTTCTCAAAAGGTTCAGACAAAAAAGCTGAATAACAAAAAACCCCTCTTTTGAGGGGTTTTTATTTTAAAGTCCTTCTGACAATTTTTTCAGTTTGTAGTACGATATGGAATCAATTGATGTTGATTCAATTCTTTGTTTTGTTTCACTAAGTTTCTTGTTTGTATCTTCATCACTTTCGTTAACTACTGAAAGTTTTCCAAGAACTTCTGTTTTCAATCTTTCAATTCCCTCATTTAACTCATCTTGGGACATTCTTAAAATTGATTTTAATTCAAATAATTCTGATTCACTTAATTGTGAATATTCTTTTGCGAATGTGTCAGCAGCAACCCCAAACATAGACTCCAATGGGATGTTAATTGACTCAGTTAATGTTGATTCTTCTTTTGTATCAGACATCAACTTCCACATTTGTTTTCTTGATTCAACCAATTTAGTAAAATCATCAGCCGTTTTGGCAAATACCATATTATCTAATAACTCATATTGGTTTTCAACATTTTCACCCAATGTTTCAACCCAAGCATCAAATTGTTCAAATTCACGTTTGTTATTGTTAATTGTTGATTTAATGAAATCAACAGAAAGTCCCAAAAATTCTTTTGCAACCTCTTCGTTTAATCCTTTAGTTTTCATTAAGGAACCATATTCAACATATAGTTCACCAACAAATTTGTGGTCCTTAATAAAATCTCTAAATTCTTTTATAATTTGTTTAAAATCTTCGGTTTTGTATGTTTTAACCAAAGCATTTTCAACAATGCTTTTTAATAATCCAAAATTTCTCATATCAATAAATATCTTAACTATTTAATAATTCATTTAGTTTGGTTTCAATTTCATTAATTGATGTTCTACCTTTTGATAAATCAATTTCATCTCTACCACTAATTAAATCATCTTCCAAAATTAAATTCAAATCATTCATTCTACTTTCAGGTGTGATTTCACCTCCTGCAGGTGCCTCAGGAGCTTCAGGAGCTTCTGGTGGTGCTCCCATGTCTCCACCTCCTCCACCTAATCCACCTA